GCGCCATCATCATGACAATCCCTCCTTCAATCCCGATCGCGCAGGCGCGACCGATCGCGCGCGGCCTGCGCGGCCTGTTCTTGCCGCATCAGCTGCAGCACTTTCTGCGCGAGCGCGTTCGCGTCCATGCCGGGCGACGCGTACACGTTGATCGTGATCGGCGCCGGTGTCGACGCTGGCGTGCGCGCAACGGCCGCGGCGGTCAACGGCGGGCGGCTGTCGACGGTGAGGGGTGCGCCGCCGGCGATGGCCGCGCCCGTGATGCCGATGCCGGCGCCGGCCGCGACAATCCGCTTGCCGAGCTCGCGCACGGTCGCAAGCGGGCCGTCAGCGTGCGGCTCATCGGCTGGTCGACGGCCCACATGTGCGCCTCGGCCATCGTGTCGGCGATCACCTGCGCGCTGCGCACATAGTTCGGTGGCCTGCGGGTAAGGGGCGCTGGGCCCTCAAGACGTTCATGGCCCGACAGCGCGGGCGTTTGATGGTAAGCCGGATGTACTCGCCGGCTCTGAGTTTTCGGTTACAGCTTCCGCAACGGATGTCCTGTATGGGGCACGCGCTTCGATTGACCATCTGGCAAGTCTGGATGTGCACCCAGCGGCGGTTGTTACTGCGTGGTGACGTCGTCGTTAGATAAAGGGATCGAAAGTTTAAAAAAACGTATCCGTAAAACGATTGCGAATTAAGACACATATGCGCTGAGCCTTAACGAAACGTACAATCACTGTCGGCTCGACGTGCCGTGACATTGCCTGCTATTTGGCCACAAACTTAGCGTTCCGCAATAAACGGAAGGGGAAATGAAAACATCGAAAGTTATCCGTGAAATCGCAAACGAAATGGAAAATGTTTTTCGCAACAATGAGTTGGCAGAGCCGAATCCTTTCGCTTTGGCTCAGCTTGAGGTACTGCATAGCCGCATGCGTCTTCACTGCGGCTACTGCTTTGAACGAACGACAAAAATTGTTTCCCTCGCCAAAGACTTCTACAGTGTGCGCAAGCATCAGTTGCATCCCGGGGGAGCCGACGGCGTGCTGCGCGATGTTTGCGTAAACCTCGAAGAGATGCGTGCCTGGGCAAGCTTGTGGGAGAAGAACGGCAAATAACGACTTGGGGCGTCACTCGCCGACTGCCTCTCTTTCAGAGCGCTTACGCTACGCCTTCATCATCAGCAGTCGCACTCGGCACCGACGGCGCAACATACGGCGCCGGCTCCTTCGGCCACACCACATTCGGGAACGTTTCGCGATTCAGCGTATGCGTGAGCCGATCGGCATACGCAGACCATGCGCGATAGTTGTACTGCTCTTCGTCCGACAGCTCGCCTGCCGCATACGCGTCGGCTTTCCCGTCGATAAAGCTCTTTGCCTTCGCCATTCGCGCCTCGAATTCCGCAAGCGCCGGTTCGCACGCGACTTCGAAGGGGACCGGATCGTCGGGCCAATGCACGGTGTCGGGGAAGCCGTCCGACTGAATCGCGCGCACCAGATCGAGCTGATAGGCGGACCATGCGCGGAAGTAATACACCTCCTCCATCGACAACAGTCCTGCCGCATACGCGTCTGCCTTGCCGGCGTTCATCTGACGCGCGCGCGCCATGCGCGATTCGAACTCGACCATCGCTGCTTCCCGTGCTCGTTGCGCGACGAGCGCCGGATCGATGACCCAGCCGCCGTCGCGCCACACGTGCTCGGGCGACGGGCGCGGGATTTCGGTGAGCCCCTGTGCTTCCGGCGTCGTGCCCGCGGCAGGCCGCGAGAATTTCGGCCGGCTCGCCTGTGTCCTGTCGATACAGAACCTGTCCGCGGTGATCAGGCAGGAGCGTCCATGCACCGTTACGGTAAAACGGCCAGGTGCGCGGCGTGCGCTCCGGCAGTGGATCGAGCGTACTGAACGCTGGCACGAGCCAGCGATTCGGATTCTTCGGATCCACGTCGGCGAGATGGCTGGAAATGTACTGTCCGGTTTCGGCGTCGTATTGATGGATGAGCATAGGTGTCGTTTCAGTAAGCGCGAATCATGGCGAGCATGGCGATGTTCCGGGGACGGGCCTCGTTGCCGCCGTCCCCGTTCACGGTAATGGCATGCGCGTGTGCGCCGGCGCCGCCGATTCCGACGTTATGGCTGTGCGTTCCGGACCCTTCGGTATTGAACTCGTGTGCGTGATCGCCGGACCATGCGATGTCGGCCGAATCGCCTGCACCGACCGCCTGCTCGGAGCCGCTACCGGCCTGGTCGGAACCGGTTAGCGACCCACCGTAAGGCGGCCGCAGTAAGCGGCTGAAAATCCCGTTGTTGTGATTGTGTCCGCCGCCGCCGCCGGTCCAGCCGTGGTGACCATGCCAGCCTTGCGCGTCCGTCCAGGCGCCGTGCGTATGGTCGCCGACGGCTGCCGACGATGCCCCGTGCGCGTGCCATGCGTTCTGGAAGCTCTGGAAAGTGCCAATCCCGCGCGCAGAATCCGCGCCGCGGCCGTCGTCCCAGCAGCGCAGGAATTCGCCGCGCAGCTCCGGCAGACGGAACGTCGTCGCGCCGTCGCCCGTCGAGAAACATCCCCAATTGTTCTGCCCCCACGCCGACTCGGCGACGAGCGCGCCGCTCGCCTGTGCGTACGCCCACAGCGCGGGATAGTCGCTGCGGTTGACGAGCGCGCCGTTCAATTTCAGAAAGCCGGCGCGCACGCTGGTGCGCGGCTCGAACACGATCGTGCCGATGCCGGCCGACGCGATCGCTGCGACAACCCATTCGGTCGTTGGCACGCGCTTCGATGCGTCGCCCGATGGAGGCGTTTGAGCCGTGATGAGGCCGCCGACGTCGAGCGTGCCGCGAAAGCCCGCATTGCCGGTACGCGTATCGAACCAG